AGAAATTTCAGTGATTTTTTTGATGATTTCAGAAGATTGCTCAATTGGAACCAAGTAACCACCATCAGTTCCTAAGTCAGTTCTAAGATATTTCTTTTCAACTTCACCTCTTGCAAAGAAGTTTTCAAAGGCTTTAATTTCCAAAGATTTTGCTTCTTTTTCAGAGCCAGAAAGATTTGGTCTGCGTAGATCAGCTTCAAGCGCTGAGTACTTAGATTCCATTTCTTCTTGAGCTTTTTTAGATTCTGACAAGGCTTTAAATACCTGCTGGCTTTCTACTTCTCGAGCGTTTAATTTTTCTTCTAGTTTAGAGATAACTTCGAAATTCGGAGCTTTCTTTTCGAACTCAGCACGTAATGCCGTTACTTGTTCGTTGATAATTTGCATGTCTGACATGTTAGATTTTTTTAAGTTGATTAGTTAACGATTTTATATTGTCTAGAAGTCTTTGTTTTAGCTCTGCATCGCGCACAGCCTGTTTTTCCTCAGCGTCGCGCTGATTTGAAAATTCTTTGATTTTAGAAATTAGGGTTTTTGCCTCTGTATTTGAGAGACCCATTTCTTTAAGTGATTTTTCTACGTCGCTTAGTGATTCGAATGATTTAAATCCGCTTACTAAAGCCTTTGGGTTCATTGCTTTTGTCACTAAAGACACTTCAAAAAGCTCGATTTCCTTAATGTATCTCACGCCTTCCTTCATTTCTGAATCTTTTGTAAAGAATCCAATTGACATTTCACGAATCGAGCCGACTTTCATTTGCGGAATAACGCGACCTTGCACGTGAGTATCCTCGCGAGGTAGTTTTGCTTTAATGTAGAGACCTTTTGAATCTTCTGTTAATGCAACAGAGACACCGATTGGTTCGCTCATTTGATGCTGCCACAAAATAGGAATAGCGTTGTTCGTTACTAAACTTTTAGTAAAAGCTCCAGAGACAATGACATCGTCGCCAAGGTCTACGTTTCCGAATGTGGAGGCATAGCCTTCAAACGTGAAAAATTCGCCATCTTCTGCGTAACTCTTCATTTCGAATGGCAATCTCTTTATTTCTCTTGTAGGCAACATGCTTTGTTTTTAAATTTAGAAAAGATTTGCTATTTATTAAGACGTGCGCAAATTTCTTCAAATCTGAAAATCAAGAATCAAACAATTATGACAGAAGACGTTTTTAACGTAAGATTTTCCGGAGAGTATCGGCTCCTCAAATGGATTATTAAGAAGTATAAAGACGAATTACCGTATGGTGGCGAGATAATGCGCTTTGCGTATGCGTTGCCCTATGGTAAAAGTATTAGCTTCGATTGGGAAACCTACGGCGTGCCTTCAAGAGTTTGGAATTGTCTCCACAAAGATTTAACAATTGCGGCATTAATGAATAAAATTGATGTAGCTAATTTGAGAACATTGCAAGAATTAAAAAAAGAATACGAGGAAGGAGGGCATAATATAAAAATACCGAAAGAACCTAAAGCTCCTAAAGTTAAAAAAGAAAAAATTTACATAACGCCAAAAATAAAGCCTGTCGTTCGCTTAGTGAAAGTAAACGGACTCGTTAAAGACTTTATCAAGGAGATAGACTAGAAAACACCAAAAAGCCACCGTTGCATAAGGGTGTTGCTAGATAAAGAACATGCTAGTCTCTTAGCTTCTCAGCAATCCTGCTCGCCCAATCTCTGCCAGCATCTCCACCCCATAATTCCCAAGCTATGCGCCAAGTGGTCGGCTCTCCATCTCTAAACTCATAAAAACTTGAGCGATAGTTTCCATGTCTTGAAAAATAAGAGTGCATTCTTTTAACAGTCCTTTCGCTTAGGTTTTCTTTGTTTTTCAGTTGATTAGCTCTAGCAACTCCAACAGCAGTGCCGCCCCTTCCATATTTTTCTCGCCATTCTAAGCCCCGAGTGGCGTTTCTTGCCATCTCTTCTGTTGGTTTGTAGGTTTCTGTTGATTTAAAAGACTTCGAGGCAGTTTCAGATTTATTGGAATAATCAGCAACACATCGGCAATTAATTACGTTTGCTGAGCTGCCGTTAGGGTCGCGCGGGTAAAGCAAAGACTCTCCACCAACCATAAAAGTTTGATTGACTGGCACTTGTTGAAGATCCGCCGCAACATGCTCTAGTCTTGTGCGACTGTCGAGACGAGCAAACCATGTTTTCATAATTGTTACAACCTTTCCACTGCTTGCAACTAAATTAGCATCATTAACAAGCTGAGCCTCGGTCTGTCTCGACCATGATTCTGCCATTCCGACATTCTGCGAAGCAATCAGCTCACTTCTTGGTTGCGATCTCTCTAAAAGATTGATCTTAATGTTTTTAGCAATGATTGACTGAGAGTTTCTTGCTGATTCTCTAAGCTGTCTCCTTGAGGCCTCTATTTGTTGCCTGATCCTGGTTTGTTGTGACCCGATAGCGATTGGCTCTTTGCCTAGCAAATCATTTAACTCGCTTTCCCCTTTACTCATGTTGTCAGCAAATAGGATTTCTTCTTGTTGAGCGGCCAAAGTCAATTCTTTTGAGTTAGTTGCCGTTATAAATGTTGCCTGAGCTTCTGATTGATTAGCTACGAAGAAAGTTGAAGCAGAAAGAAATGCGTTATTTACGTTTTCAAGTTTTGGATCAATGTTTTCGTCTACAATCTTAATCGACTTTTTAAACTCAATTCCAATAAGGCTTTTCTTAAATTCAGCGTCAAAAAAAAGGCCGTGCTTGGCTTCAAGATTGCCGCGCAAATCAAATCCGAATTTCTTTATTGTCTTTCGCATTGCATCCCTTACTTCTTTTAAGAATTCGGGATAATAGTTTTCCGCCAACTCTTGCGGCAATCTTCCATTTGTGCGATAAATAGTCTCAGCATCTTCTGCCATATGTGCAAAAATCTTTTTAATCTTTGGTACAACAGACGCTTCGATTCTTATCTTTTCTTCGTCAATCTTTTCTATTGAAAAAGTCATGAATAATAAATTTCTAAATTTTTCTTGATCAAGTCGTCTGAATAAAGTCTTTTGCCGTCCATAGTTTTCATTCCAGACATTAACTTGATGTAATACGCCTTTTCTGCTGGTGTGTCTCTATTGTCTGCGGTAAAACGATCCCGACCGACTGGAACGAGGGTTGCTGGTTGGTAAATTATATCCCCGCCTTCAACTGATTCGAATCCCATCATCGCTCTGACTTCGTTTGTTGTCAAAGCTCCTGTTTTTGAGATTGTCAAAGCGTTTTCAACTTTGCGGACTTCTAAAGCCTCGATTGCGGCTGTATCATAAGTCAATTCTAAATTTTCAGAATCGCGGTAACGAGGCAACAAGTTTTTAGATAAAAATTCAAGGACGTTACCGAGTATAGGAAGCACGGCGTTGTCGTAAAATGCAAATTTAGACGCGTCCATGTTAGCAAAAGACATATTGTCAGGGCTAATCATGGGGAGCGGAATTTTTACAGCTGAATAAATAGCTTCGGACACTCCTTTTTTTAATTGCGGGAAATCCATGTCTTTCACCGATTCGCTGAGCTGCTTCCAATCATACTCGCCGTTTAAGAAAGTGGTTTTACCTGCATTGGCTGATCCCGAAAGCTGCTCTTTTAATAAAGATTTTACGCCCTCAACTTGAGAGTCAGACAAACCTTCTTTTCCTTTGTAGGAAAGCAATCCTGACGGGCGGGCTTGATTCTTAAGTAGCGAATTGTTGTGAATACTGGCCAAAACGTACTGACTAATTTCTAACTCACAACCCAAGAAGGCAGAAGATCCTTCCAAGTTGTTAGAGGAGTAGTTGGGGTTAAAATCTCTTAAGTGAATCAACTCGTTTTGTTTAGAGTCCAGAAATTTCTTATTAACATCTCTAGAATAGACAGAGGCTTGCCCTAGTTCGCCGTATGTGTACTGGCCCGCATATCCATCGCGTGGATTGGCTTGAATTGTAATTGATGATGGGTTAAAAACGCTAAGCTCTACAGGCTTGCCAGTTCCAATGATGTTGATGTAGCTGTTGCCTGTCAAAATAAAGTAACTTACCAACTGCTTAATAAATAAATCCCCATCCGTAAAAGGATTTGGATTTTTTAGTAGGTTTAAAATTGGGTGGTCAACAAATTCATTCTTTTTCTTATCTTTTACAACGATCTTGATCGAAGCGCATGTGTCGCTTATTAGCTTTGTTGCTGTAAAGACTGGACAGGCTTCGACATAGTATTTGATGAAAGTTCTTGAATTGTCAGCATATCCAAAAGTACTATTGATCAATTGAAGCAAACTTACCTGCTGAGAATAGTTTTTTTGTTCTTTTACCCTGAAGAAGTTTTTAAACATATTTTACGTAGCTTTTAATTTTAAGGAATTAATTGATTACAAGCCTTTCTCAAATCTGAAAATCAAGATTAGATGTTGAAGCCTACTATTTTCGCTCTCGGCTTGTTAGCCCAATTTAGAAACTGAGTTACGCTGTCGCATTGGTCATCGTTTGCCCCGTTTGGAAAAGTTAGCATTTCATCCAAAAAAGAATCGAGCCAGGACGCTTGCTGAGGTAGGTAAACCAAACCCCTTGCGATCATGTCGCTCGGAGCGGCTGCCCGACTTACTTTGTCGGAGTCGGGTTTGATTCCTTGCAATCTGTTATTGCCTAGCTGTTTTAAATCTTGAAGAATCGATTGACCGCTTGCCTTATCTTCTACAAGAGAGAGAAACGGGCTGAATCTTTGCGTGCGTTCCAGAAATCTCTCTTTGAGCTGCGGATATTCTGCTTTGCCTCTCCACACATCAACCAGATAATAATTCTCTCCGAATTGCGTTTCGACAATGCCCCAAGTTGTGCATACAGAATAATCGTTTTGAGTTCCAACTTTAAAAGCCGTGTCCCAACTTTGCACAACTCTTTCAAATTTGGGTAGTTCTTCGTACCAGTTAAATCCGTCTTTCTTAAAAATTGCCGTTCCATCATCGACAATCGGATTTTGCTGATATTGTGCGTAGAATTTTGCAGGGTTTGATCTTCTGATTGTCTCAAGTTCGGCGACGGGATAACGCTCAGGCCAAAAACTTTGACCCTCTTCGTCAATTGCC